CCAATTACTGTAGGAACTACAAGTACTGTTGATCAGTATAGTTCAGATACAAAAGGTTTCGTACCTATTTCTGATTTTAGTTTTACTTCAGTTACTGGTACATATATTGATAATTATTTAGAAATGGAATTATTAGGTACATCAGGTATGACAGGTGTTTATAATGATTATAATTATTTAAGAATGAACCATTTGTTTAATGAAATGGATACTTATATCACAACAGATAAAACAGTTTTGATTAAAGATGGTGAACCATTTGAAAAAGCATCATCAACAGATACTGTTTTGATAAATGTAACTACTCAATCAGGATTAACTTTTAGTGTACTTCCTGCTACAGTAGAATATTCACCAGGTGATATTGTTACTGTTAGGGTTAGTGGTACAACAAGTGGAGTTACTGGTACAGTAACATCATTTTCGACTCCTACATTAATATTATCAGCAACAACAACAACAAATCTTGATACTATAAATGAAGATGGTACTTCAACTTTACCACATTTAGGTGGTGTTGGTTCAACATTTACTGTAGATGATTTACCAACAGATTTAGGTTTATATTCGGGTCTAACAGTTCAAGTTGCTAATGAAGAAGGAGATGGTTTCTCTGGTACACTTACGGATTATACAACAGACACTATTGATGTGAGTATTAATTCATATTCTGGTGCAGCAGCATCAGGAACAACTGGAACAACTTGGACAGTAACTGCTGGTCAACCTTACCAATCAGCATCCGAATGGACAATCCAACTTGGAACTGAAGGTAATGTGAGTTTTGCATTATCAGATAAAACACCTATTACAGGTAGAGCAGTTGTAGATTCAACCGCAACATCAAACGCATTAGTTAGACTTAATGTTGAAATTCCATCAGATTATATTTCAGGAACAGATACTGCAATTTTAATGTATTATAATGATGATGAATTCGTATTTTATGATGATCAAGTAGATGGAACAACAAGATTAAAAACAGTTTACCAAGAAGTTACACAAGTGCCAACAGTAACACTTGAAGGTACATCCTATAATGTAGGTGTTGTTGGTAAATATTCAACATTCTACCAAAATTATTATAATGGAATTATAAATTCATTAGACTTTTTCTGGAAAGATAATGATTCAGGATCAACACAAACTGAAGATAAAGCTTACTTAAAAATATTCTTAGATCAATCAAACATTTTGACTGTTGATTTTATGACATCTAATAGTGGTGTTTATAGTTATTTTGGTGTAATTGATTTTGATGCAGAATATTCTGAACAATTAATAATAAGTTCAGATAAATCAAATTGGAGACAATCAATAGAAATTGAATCTTGGGTCGGTGATAATTTGACAACCGTACAACAGATTTCAATTGACAAAACAAGATATTCAGAAATTAAGAGAGGTGACTTCCTTGAAGCATATTATGATACTGATAATTGGACAGCTCCAGCAGGTGCAGGATATTTAGAAGATTCAGTACCAAGAAAATTTACTCGTATTATTGATATTAAAAATAGTACAGCAGATACTTCGTTGAAAACTCTTTATACTGATGCTCCTATTAGAATGACAGATACACAACAATTATCAGGTACTTCTTCAGGACAAAGTTCAGCTACATATGATTATCAAACATTTACTTATCAAAGTATTGATGTTTATGTTGATGAGTATGTAGGATTGAAAATTTCGCCATTCCTTGTACATCAAGATTCAATACCTGATGGTACTGATTTAAGACAAAATTCAATTCTTGATGTTTTAACAATGGATAATAATCTTGCCAAAGCATTGGCAGATAAAAATAAAATCTCTTGGAGATACCTTGTTGATCCTTGGGGATTAGGATTAGAACCAGATGATGGTTTTGGTTGTAAACAACAACTTATAGACCTTACTGGATTGAAACTTAACGCTCTTGGATTTATTAATATGCCTTCAGCAAAAGATTTTAGAAATTCATCAAATCCTTCATTTGTAAATGATGATGGTTCACTTAATATGGAATATGTGAGAAAAGGTGCAGATGAATCTAAAAATCCAGATTATTTATATCAGTTCGCTACAAAACATGGTCAAATTGATGGTCGTTCAACAGCAGGATACTTCTTCCCATATGTGAGAATATATGATAATGGTATACCAAAATGGTTCCCACCATCATCATATGCCGCAACAACTTATATGCAGAAATTTGTATCAAGTATTGCAGGATTTGTACCTTGGACTATTTGTGCAGGTATTACTAATGGTAGAATTAATGGTATAACAAAAACTGAAATAGATTTCAATAACACAGATCTTGAAAACTTACATCAAATGGGAGCAAATCCAATTGTGTATAAACTTAATAATGGTTATTGTATCAACGATGAGTCAACCGCACAAGTTTTCCCATTCAGTTCATTATCATTCCTTCACTCAAGAGAAGTACTTATAGAACTTGAAAATAGATTATATGATATGTTGCTTAGATACCAATGGGCGTTTAATACCCCAGAAGTTAGAGCAGAAATCAAATATAGAGCAGATAAAATTAGTAAAGAAATGTTAGATGGTGATGCTTTTTACGATTTCAAAAATGTTTGTGATGAAACAAACAATACAGATTATATTATAGACCTTCAAATGGGTGTACTTGATACATATGTTGAAATTATAAAAGGTATGGGTATAATTGTTAATAACATTACCATACTTAAAAAAGGTGATATTCAATCAGGTGGATTTACACCACAATAATAAAAATTGAAAAATAAATTATTAAAATAGAGTCCAACTTTGGACTCTATTTTTTTATATATAGGAGTAAAAGAAACCTTAGTTATGAATAGAATAACATTCAAAAATAATTTAGATAAATCTGGTAAAATGTATAGGAAAATATATCTTAAAAATCATTATTTAGAAATATATGAAGATATTATCAATTATATAAATAATTATAATTTAGGTAAATTAACATTTAAACAGCAAGTTTATCATTGGTTTAATAAAATTGAAGAATATAAATTGTGCTATTGTGGAAAAAGTGTAAAATTTAAAAATTCTACAATAGGTTATTATGAATATTGTTCTAAGAAATGTATGGATAATAGTGAAAAAGTTAAAAATAAACGATATAAAACAAATATTAAAAATTTTGGAACTAAAACTCCATCTGAAAATAAAATGATAAGAGAAAAGATAATAAAAACAAATAATGATAGATATGGTGCAAATTCCCCATTGTTAAACAAATTAATTAAAGATAAATCTATCGAAACATTGAAAAATAATTATGGTGTTGATAATCCTTTAAAATCTAAAGAAATTTTTAACAAGGTTAAAGATACACTTATGAAAAAATATAATGTTGATAATCCTAAAAAGGATAAAAATATAAATGATAAAATCAAAAAAACAATGTTAAAAAAATATGGTGTTGAATATGCATTACAAAATTGTGGTATTAAAAAAAGAGCACAAGAAAAACAAATGTTAACATTAGCTAATAATATAAGAAAATATTATGATTATGATATAATAAAAATAGATAATACTAATAAAAAATATACTATGATGTGTGATAATAATCATGTTTTTGATATTAGTTATGTTTTATTGAATTCAAGAAGAAGAACAAATACTGTGATATGTACAGAATGTAATCCTGTAAACAAAAGTATATCAGGTTTAGAAATTCAGTTAGAAATCTTCATTAAAGAAAATTATGATAATACTATATTATTAAATAATAGAGATATTATTGAAAAAGAATTAGATATTTATTTACCTGATTTAAAATTAGCATTTGAATTTAATGGATTATGGTGGCATAATGAATTAAATAAATCAAATGATTATCATTCAGAAAAAACAAAAATGTGTGAAAAAAATGATATACAATTAATTCATATTTGGGAAGATGATTGGATACATAAGCAAAATATTGTTAAATCAATGATAATAAATAAACTAAATTTGACACCAAATAAAATTTATGCAAGAAAAACTAAGGTAAAAGAAATTAAAGATAATAAATTGGTTAGAAAATTCTTAAAAGAAAATCATATTCAAGGATTTGTTGGTTCAAAAATTAAATTGGGTTTATTTTTTGATGATGAAATAGTTAGTTTGATGACTTTTGGTAGAAAAAGAAAAGCTTTAAATGATAAAAGTAAAAATGATGAAGAATGGGAACTGAGTAGATTTTGTAATAGATTAAATACTAATATTGTAGGTGGTGCAAGTAAATTATTTAAATATTTTATTAATAATTATAACCCAATAGAAATAATTACATATGCTGATAAAGGATATTCTAATGGTAAATTGTATGATACTTTGGGATTTGATTTCTTATATGAAAATAAACCAGGTTATCATTATATCGTAGATAAAATAAGAAAACATAGATTTTCATATAGAAAACGTTTTTTGATTAAAAAAGGCTTCGATCCAAATAAAACTGAACATGAAATAATGCTAGAAAGAAAAATATATAGAATATATGATTCTGGAAATTTGAAATTTGTGTGGAATAAGTAAAAATATATCTTTTTGTTGTATTTTTTCAATATTAAAAATTAATATATAAAAATATATTTTTAGAATTGTTAATTTAGAATTTATAAATGAAGCACAAAAAATAGAAAGTAATTGCGAGGAAGATAATTGTACTTGTGATGATAAAATAGATGAAAAATTGTCAGATTTTGACGAATTTTTTAATAAAAAAAATGATAAATATGAAAAGATTTGAAAATTTTGATGAGTTTCTTAATGAAAAAAAGAAAGCGTCACCAAAGCAATTAGCAGCAAGAAAAAAATTCGCTGAAATGATAGCATCTAAAAAGAAAGATCCAGAAGAATCCGAAGAAAAACCTAAGGATGAGAAAAAACCTAAGGATGAGAAAAAACCTAAGAATAAAAAATCCGAAGAAAAACCTAAGAATGTTAAGGATGAGAAAAAACCTAAAACACGTAAAAAAATTGAAAAATTTAAAGAACATACAGGTGGGTTTAAACCATAAAAAAAAATTAAAAAATGAAAAATTTAAAAATATTCACAGACTTTGTAAATGAAGAAGAAGAATTTAAAAATATAATAAATATTGTATTAGATGTGTCAGGTAGTATAAGACCTAATTTACTACAATCTGCTATAAATGAAAATGATTTTGGAAATTATGATTCCATTATATTTATTCAAGTTGATTATAAAGTAGAACAAGTTGATAACTTAAATGATATACAAGAAATGAAAATCACATCAGGTGGTGGTGGTGGTGGTGCTGATTTACAATCTGCATTAGATTATATTATAGATAATGATTTACAACACCATAAAACATTTATTATTTCTGATTTTTATTGTGAAGATGTTGATTGGTCTGTTTTGGATTATGAACTAATAAAAATAGATTAAAAATATGTGGGGTAAACCATAAATAGTTTGAAAAAATAATAATATAAAAATGAAATTATTTGAAGAATTTGATGAAGATTATGTTAACAAGAATTTACAGAAATTGGAATATTCACCAGAAAATGTTAAAAAATTGGTAGATTATCAAAAAGAAAATGGTGGTGTATTGAGAATTCCAAATAATGATGATGCCATATTAGAATTTGAAAGACTTGGATTTGAAGTTAAACATTTAGCATTTGCTGAACTTCCTGATGAGCAAATTATGGATGATATGACAAATTTTAATAAAGTTAATTATGTTATTGTGTATTCTGAAAATGATGAACAAGACACAGATGACGTAATTCAAGGTGAAAAACCTGATGATATTAAAAATTTTGACGAATTTGATGAAATTGAACAATAATAATTATTTTTCGAGGAAAAAGAGAAAATTTAATATATAGAGAAATAATATAGAAAAAATAATTAAGAAATTATGCCATTAGCACATTTTACAATGATAGACTCTCACAAAGAAAAGTGGGAACCAATTCACAAAAATCTTTACGAGGCGACAATTATATTACCTCAAGTTTTACAAAGTATCCACCCAAATGCAACACATTTACTTTTGGAAAATACTGTAACAGCACAAATGCCAATTTATCCAACATTGGCTCCTATTGAACAAAGATTTAAATATTCAACAAGATTGTTTGTAGGTATGCCAGAGTCAACATCAATTAAAGATATGACAATAAAATTTAACCTTAACCAAAATGATGATTATCAAATGTTTGTATTTAAAATTTTGAAAGATTGGTATGATTTAGCTTGGAATAATGAAACTGGTACATTACATTATAAGAAAAATATGGTAGGTGATATTATTGTTCACCAACATGATAGAGAAGGTAAAGTAATTAGAAGAGTAACTTATCATAATTGCCAATTTATTAGTTTTGCAGGTATGGAAGAACTAGATTGGTCAGCCGCAACAGAAATTTTGGATTTTACAGGACATTGGACTGCTGATTATTGGGAAGACTTCTATTATTAATAATTATCTCATTATCAAACACTTACAAAGACATGAATTTAATTTGTGTCTTTTTTATTTTTATAGGTAAGGGGACTAATATTTTTTAATATATGAAAGAAAAGGAAAAAATATGTTATATAAAAAATGTAATAAATGTGGAGTGTTAAAAGAAGTTACTGAATTTTATAAAAGAAAAACTTCCAAAGATGGATATAGAAATGATTGTAAAGTTTGTGCTAATAAACTTGAGATTAAACGAAAAGATAAACGGAAAGAAAAAAGACAATCAAGAGAAATTATAACTGAAGGTAAAAAGGTGTGTAGAATTTGTAAGTTGGAAAAAAATATTTCAGAATTCCATATAAAAAGAGGAACACCTGATGGTCATAGAAGTGAATGTAAAGAGTGTGTGAAAAATATTAAAAAGAAAGATGATCCTGAAAAAAGAAAAGAATATGATAAGAAAAGGTATGAAGAAAATCGAGAACAAATTCTTGAAAGAAAAAAAGAATATCATAAAGAAAATAAAGATTCTATATTAGAATATAAAAAACAATATAGAAAAGATAATGATGAGCAAATAAGAGAATGGAGAAAAAATAATCCTGATAGGAATGCGATAGGACAATTAAATTACCGTAAAAAACATCCCCACATAATTGCATGGCGATCAGTTCTTTATTCCACACTCAAACGTTTAGGTACCGAAAAGTCTGATCACACTATAGATATGTTAGGTTATTCCGCAGATCAACTTAAGGAGCATATTGAAAAGCAGTTTACTGAAGGTATGACTTGGGATAATCATGGTGATTGGCACATAGATCACAAATTTCCAGTAACAAAGTTTCCAGACATAACTCCAGTAAATGAGGTTTGTGCTTTATCTAATTTACAGCCATTATGGGCTGAAGATAATTTAAGTAAATCTAATAAGATATAATAATATATACTTTCAATGAAACATTTAAAGACATTTGAATATCGTGTATGGGATCACAATAATATAAAAGATTTAATAGGTAAAATACATTATGATAATCATAATCATAATCCATATATTGTAATAGGAGGAGGATTAAAAAGGGTTGCTAGATATTTTCCTTTTCTTAATGATTTTGATTTTACTGAGATAAAATCAGATTTGGTAGATGTTGATGAATATTACAATATTAATCCAGATAGATGTATTGAATAACTTCACTTAAAATAATATCAAATAATATGAAAAAATATCAAATAATTCAATTTTTGGTATTTTTTTATTTATATATAGGTATATGAAATTAAGTGAATATGCAAAAAGAAATAATATAACCTACCTTACTGCTCAAAGACATTGGGCTAAAGGGTAATAGAATTTAATAAATATTATAGTTACACTTTGGATGAGGTTAAGTATAAACTTTTAGGAGACACACAATACGACAACTCAAAATATGATATTATTAGAAATATAAAAAAATTAAATGATGATAATTTAAAATATTTAATAGAATTGTATATTATATATAAGTTAGATTTGAAGAAAGTTCGTATCAAATTTATTTCTTTTCATGAATCTAAATTTTTTTTCGCATATGAATATTATAATAATGGTAATTGGTATTCTGATTTATTTTCGGTTGATAATAGTAATGAATTTATAGAATTCATAAATAATCCTAATGTGTTTAAGGAGACTCAAAAATACAATTTATAGACTTAAAAAAATAATATATTAATGGAACATTTAAAATTATTTGAAAATTTCAATAAAAAAACAATAAGTGATTTTCCTTATGTTATGGAATTTTACAAAAAGTTCAATAAAGATGTTGGTGGTATACCAATTTATATTATATCTGAAGAGGATTGGGTAGATGGTAAATCACGGGCAACAGAGAATGATAATAAGGGGGGTATACGAATTCATGAAGATCAAGTTAAGATTGATAGTAATATTGGTTGGTTAATTCACGAAGTTGGTCATGTTTTAGATATAAGGGGTGAAAGGATGCCATATCTTATTTCAAGAGAAGATTTTGATGGTTATCCAAATGAGGATAATGAACAAACTCCGATGTGGTATCAATTTGAATATTTAATTTCTAAAGGTTTGACTGAAGATGAGGTATTAAATTTATTAAAAGAATCTTATGAAAATTCTAAAGGTGAAGGTTCTACATGGAATCAACCTCCTGGTTACAAGGATAAATTTTTCAGAGCATATTATAAAAAAATGAAACAATTGAAGACGTTGAAATAATAACTGAGGATATTCCCGGATGGGTTGTATCAAATATGGATTGGTATTTATTATAATTTAAAAAATAAAGATAATTTTGTATTATTTGCAATTATTGGTGATAGTGTTCCTGGATGTGTATAATGCAAGATTTTTTAATTTATATATTAACACCATTTGGTTTTGAACGATCACAAGATGCTCCGATTTTGGGTGCATCCCTTGGTATGGATAAGGTTGATAGATTAAAGATTAGATTAGATAAATTGGAATCTGCAATTTTAGAAATAACACAAGAAAATTTTGATTTTTATAAAGAACAAGAAAAATATAATTTATAAAATATAAAAAAAGCCTCAATTTATTGAGGCTTTTTTTCATTAATTTGAATATATATTTTTTTATTATATAACAGTCACATTAATTGCATTTAGTCCTTTTTTACCTTCTACTAATTCAAATTCAACTTCATCATTATCAATTAGTGTCTCACTTAAAAGACCAGAGATATGAACAAAATATTCTTCTGATGTATCAGAATCTATAATAAAACCAAAGCCTTTGGTTTCGTTAAAGAATTTTACTTTACCTTTTTTCATTTATTAAATTAATTATTTTTTATTTTTGTGTATTATTACACATGCTATATATAACAATTAAAAAATAAGTTTATTCTAATTTATATAATGCTAAAAAATATAATTTATAATTAATATATAGATAAAAATAAAAATAATTAAATGGCAAATATAGGTGAAAATATAGGTGGTGGTATTCTTTTTTATTCAGGTGCTACGTATGGTTTAGTTGCGGCTACAAAAGATATACATATTGCGGTAGATTGGGGATTATATGGTACTGAAGTAGGTACAGGAACAGCAATTGGAACTGGTCAAGCAAACACAACTGCAATAATTACTGCATTTACTGGTTATACTGCGGCAAAGGCTTGTGATGATTTGGTATTAAGTGGACAGAGTGATTGGTATTTACCATCTAAGTATGAGTTAGATCAATTATATGCTTCTGGTAGAAGTTATTTGACTGGTTTGGATATTTACAATAACTATTGGACATCATCACAATCAACTCTACACACTGCTCATATTCAGTATTTTTTAAATGGTACTAAGAGTAGTTTAGGTAAGAAAAATCAAGCATATAAGGTTAGACCAATTAGAACATTATAAGATAGTTTCTTCAATGCTTTTTAATTTCTTTTTTCTGATATCTTTGAGAGTTGTATTTTTATAAACCTCATTATTAATTATAATAATATTACCATTATCATTTTCTTTTTCACCATCATAAAATATTTCACCGTTTAATTTAATATTCCAAATAGAAAAGAAGTGTTTTATAAGATATTTTAACCATTCTACATAATAATAGAATTTTTCACCATCATCCCATTTTAGTTTAGTGCCATCTTCAGTTATAATCCATTGACACCACAATCCAGGTTGGCATTCACCTTTTTTTATTCTTTTTTTATTTTCTCTCCATTCATATAATGTGTCATCATAAGATATTTGCCCAGGTGGCGTATTGTGATCGATTATTCCAATTTGGGAATAACCTATAAAATATTCACCTTCAATACCATATATGCCATTAAATCCATAT